TCATCTACTAGTCTATTGTCCAGAAAGAGTAGACCATCCTCTTCGTGCCAGTTTGAAGAGTCCAGTATATACACTGGAAACTTAACTTTAGAAATTTTACGATAAGTGACTACCATACATTTTCTCGAACTTGCCCATTGAGTAATCCTCTCCTATATCAAAGTCACACCCAACAGGTGCGCCTGAAATATTCAAGCCACGATCTAACTGAATGAAGTGCTGTAACCTTTCACTATACTCTTCTATTTCTTCCTCTGGTACTTCTGCAAGAATTGAGTCATGTACTAAGGCAAAAATACGAGACTTCATTTTCTTCGCCTTAATATGGGCATGCATATCAATAGCTCCTAGTAAATTAATATCAGAAGCGGCAGATTGAACTAAGAAGTTCAGCCCTGAACGTATACTATGACTTTTAATTCCTGCATCGTCTGATGCAACATTTGGTAGTCGTCTCTTTCTACCAAAGAAGCTATAAACAAATCCATTCTGTTCTATAAACCGCTGATTCATTTCGATCCAACTTTTTAGCTTATGGAACTCTCTAAAATAGTCATCAATAACGTCTTTTGCTTCTCCGACACCAAAGTACTTTCCAGAATCTTTAGTAACTTGCTCACTTATCTTTTTAGGTCCAGCACCGTACATAATACCAAATGTAACAGCTTTTGCAGCTTGACGCTGAGTTCCGTAGATCTCCGCAACATCCGCCACATCACAAGATAACTTGAAAACTGTTTTAGCAATTGAACTATGAAAGTTTCCGCCGGAACGAAATACGTTCATGAGTGCTTCGTCGTCTGCAAGTTTTGCAGCAACATAAACCTCTGCAGTAGTTAAGTCCATTGCAACGATTTTATTTCCTTCCTGTGCGCGTATACAACCTTTTACAATAGGATTGTCGCGTGGAAGCTGCTGCATGTTTAACTTACCACTAGAAGACAAGCGACCAGAAGTAGTTCCATGTAGGTTGAAATTTGTCCGTAACCTACTATCCCTGTCAAGTTGTGGTATAATCTTATCAAGGTATGTATTCTTAATCTTGCTTTTTTGACGAATATTAAGAATGTGTTTCGGAACATCATGTTGTTCTCCTAGCTCTTGTAAGACTTCCGCATCTGTTGAATTTGCACCTGTACCTGTCTTTTTGCCTGTAGGTTTTAAACCTATAAAGTCAAATAAAAGAGAACGAAGCTGAACAGTCGAGTTTGGATTAAAATCCTTACCCTGATACTCTTCAAATTTTTTCACCTCCTTAAAATTGTAGAGTTCGTTTATAGCTTCGTCGATATTATCCTGCATTAACTCCTGAGAAACTAATAAACGAGTTCGATGAAACGGTACACCGTTATCTTGAGTGTCCATTAGAAATCTGCAGCCAGGAATAAGAATATTATCGTAAATCCAACATAGTTTTGGGTTTTGTTTTATTTTTACAAACTTCTCATACAGCAGAAAAGTACACACAGCATCCATAGCTGCGTATGTTTTCATAACTTCAAATGGAATCATATCCCATGTAAAGCTTCCTGCATTGAGACCATTTGCTCTCTTATGTTGATCAATCCAATCATACATTGGCTTTTCATAATCACCAAAGGGAGTAAACTTTAAGGAAAGTTGCTTTAGACCGTGTCCTCCTGGATTCTCGTCTATGAGGTAATGGAGCAACATTGTATCCTCAAAGTCGGGAAACTCAAAGTTGAAATGATACTCAAAGAATGCCATATCAAACTTTGCATTGTGAAATATTACTTTTCTACTAAGAAACAGACGACGAAGCATATCTTCGATTTCTTCGTCAAAGCACTCAGTATTAATATATACTCCACTTTCCCCGTTATAGGACATAGAAATACCTATCATATGCCCGTTGCGAGGGTACAGACCAGTAGTCTCTGAGTCAAGAGCAATACATGCACTATCAGAGTCTAAGGCTTCCTGTATCCACGCTTTTGCTTCGTCGGCATCATCAATACCACGAGCAATACTTTCATCAATGATAACATCTTCAATCTCACCATTAATGTACTTAATAATGTTTTCTTTAGACGATTCCCACGTCTTACGAGCTTCTGGCTTAAACTTCAACATAGCTGGATTAATTACAGGTAGAAACTTATCTTCCACCTTCTTACCAGAATATTCTGTGACAGAATTAATTTTTGTAAAATACTTCAGCGCATCACTACCTACCAGCACTACCCACTCGTAGTTATCTGGATTCATCTCAATGTCACAATCTCGTTTTAATACTTTTTTAATACTTGCGTCTGAGCAGAGTTGAAATTGATCAAAATCAAATGCTCCGTCAAACTCATTTCTAAAATCGGTTCTACTCGGTTTAGTTTCTACTAATGCAACTTTAGGCATATAATCTACTCTCCAGTTTTCTAACTTGAGTTTCAGTAAGTGCACCAGGATCCAACTCTTTCATAAGGATGTTTCTGGTAACGAGACCAACTTTCTCGCACATTACTTTAACATTTTCTGCTGCTTTCTGTCCTGCGTCGTCACCATCAAAGAATATTCCTATCTTCGTGGCACCTTTCATAGACAGCATAAGCAGTTTATCTTCATTGATATTGTTTGTTCCAAAACAGCAACAAACGTTCGTCATTCCTTTATCATGTAGGTTTATTACATCATAAATACCTTCTACAAGTATAATCTCACCGAGGCGGGGAGACACTTGTGGAAAAAGAGGAAGCTTTGCTCCAGGGGGAGTGAACTTATACTTTGGAGTACCTCCAGATGTATGTCGTCCTTGAAAAGCTACTATCTTTCCAGAAATATCTCGTATGGGAAAATTGATTCGACTTACATAGTCTTTTCCAACGTGCTCAAAGGCTTCGAAGGTTTTGTAAGTCTTAGGGGATATGTTTCTCCAGTTTCCAACATAGGGTAAATAATCTTTGGGGAACGTCAAGCCTACATTCTCTGCGCGCTTTTCTTGTATTTTCTTAGTTAAAATGTCTCGCTTTAGTTGTAGACCTGACGCTTTCTCCCCAAAGAAAGTAAAAAGATTTCCTTTAAATTCACACGAAAAACAATTAAACCGACCATCAATCTGGTCGATTCTCATGCTAGGATTTTTATCATCATGTTCCGGGTTCAGGCACCGGACTACGAAGTCCTTCCCCTTCGGGATGTATGGGATCTTCTTCTGTATCAGTAACTCTTCCACATTCATTGAATGATAACCTTCGTGCTTGTGCTTGTAGTTGTTGTCGTCTACGACTCTGTTGTCGCATTAGTCTCTGTCGTTGTGCAATTTGATTATGTCTAATCATTACTTCCCTATATGTTTTATATCTCGGTTTGGAATAACCTGATATGCTCCCTTGTTAAAGGCGATTGCAACAGTATAATTCTTACTAATTTCTTTTTTGTAAGAATCGTCGGGTTTGAACTCTGAAGGCGGAGTAAGAGGTGCAGACTTATACACTTTATCTCTCACAGCCCAAGGAGCCGGCTTGAATATAGCCGACTTTGATGTATCTAATGGAATGAAAGGTTTTTGCACTTTTTTCGCTTTTGCTACTTTTCTTTTCCTACCAGAGTAGGTATGTCTAATACTACCTTGAATAATCATTAGAACTCTCCTGAATATGAACATATATTATACAGGATTCAGCAACTAATGTCAAGAAATATTTTTAAGCAACGTCATCAATATCTTCTCCAGTCTTGAGAGAAGAATCCTCTCGTTCTTGCGGAGATAGTGCGCTATCTGGGCCAATCTTCTGAGTTTCCCAGTTCATAGTGGAAGTGAAGGAGCGCTGAGCGGCTGATCGCATCTTTACACAGTTAAAGGTAATACAAGAATCCTCTTGGTCATAAGTCTCAAGAGCATAAGCTGCATCAGCAGCATCAAGTATACCTTTGGCAAATCGCGCTTCGCCGCTAGCGTCAGTTTGGTATGGCGATATAACTGTGCAGTCATACTCCTGTGCCATACTCTTTAGGGCTTTGCTCACTTCTATTTGCTCTGTCCAATCATACTGTCCCGCTCGATTGGGAACAGCAGATCTTTTGACCTGGTTAATATAGTCCACTAGTACTACACCTACATTTAATGCTTTCACTTTTTTGTCCATTTCTGCCTTAATCTTAGCAAGATTTAAAGCTGGATCATAGACAACATCTACCTGCTGAGTCGGGAGAAGCTCGCAGTTAGTTGTAAGGCTATGATGAAATTCATCAAATTCTCGATGTTTTTTGTACTCTTGTAACTTCTTTTGACCATCCTGAAATCGGTTGGCCCACCATTCTGCAACCTTCTCCCACTCAGTCACACCAAGATTTTTGGTACGAATACGAGCGTGAGGTATACCAGTTGCAATAGAACAAACTCTTTGAAGAATAGACCGACTATCCATTTCAATAGTGAAATACATAGCCGACCTACCCTGCTCAAAGACATTGTGAGCGATATTAGCACAAGTCATTGACTTTCCAGCCCCGCGACGACCCCCGATAAGAACAAGATCTCGGGGAGAAAACTGTATATCGTAGTCGTAGTCAGTATTTAAACCTAGCGGTAAGTACTTGGCAATATCATCATCAGACTCAAATAAAGTAATGCGTTGCATACTTTCTTGAGGTAGTTCTAGATCTACTTTTTTCTCAACGTCTAAAACGATCTGATGTAGGTGTGAGACTGATTCTTCCGCATCCTCAAAGGCTACGGAATTGTCCACATAAGACTCTAGGGAGTTGAGAATCTCCTTTTGAGTATACTCATTTTTAAGATATTGTAGAAGGCTAAAAGCATCTACGTCTACCTCGATACCTTGAAGGGCATAAACCTTTTCTAAGGTTCCGGGGTCTCGTACCTCAAACTTGAGATCTTCGAGTGTTGGAAGTTTATGAAACTTATCCGCGTGTTTATCAATTACTCCAAAGAGTGTATGAAATTCACTGGGTAAATAATCTTTGCGAACAGACGTCCAGGTCTCAAAGTCCTGCAGCGTCAACACCTGCTTGATTAAAGCACTCGCAATATTCAAAACTTCCCCCGAAGATATAAAGCGACCCCGAAGGGCCGCCAGTTAGATTAGCCTGCGGCTTTTTCTTTCTTTGCAGCACCATCATAGTCGGCCGCAACCAAACCACGACGAGTCAACATAGTTTTAACACCACGAGCAGTTTTGCCAATGGCTTCGGCGATTGTATCGACAGTCATGTCTCCAATATCGCCAAGATCTGCTAAAGGATCTTCCTTAGCTGAACCTTTGGTGTGCTCTTGCTTTGGAATAGCGTCAATGTCGCCAGAACGAAGCAGGCTCAAAGCCTTACCACGTACTGAATTCACACTACGATCAAGAGCGTCAGCGATTGCTTCTACGAAAGCACCGTCGGTTACCATTTGAACAAAAGTTTCCTCTTCTTCAACTGAGTAAGTACGTACAGTCTCTACTTTAGGAGCAGGCTTGACGTGGTCAGTAAGTTCCATTGACAGAATCTTACCTTGAATTGACTTAGGAGAAAAAGCTCCACCGTCAAAGTGATCAGCGATTTGAGCATAAGTATACTCACCGCTGTTGTCCTGTACAAAAGAAGCTAGAGTAGCTTCCTGTTCAGGAGAGAAGGTTCGAGCAGAAGATGCAGAAGCAAGCTCTACGTCAAAACCCATTTTACGCAGTTTACTAGAAACTGAGCGTGTAGAAGTCTCAAGTTGCTCTGCTGCTTCTGCAACAGTTGCTTGAGAGATTGGTGATTCGTCACCCACAAAGTTAGTCAACTCTGAGGTGCGTTCTTCGGTCCATTTTGGCAATGCCATATTATTCTCCAATTAAATCTAATAGATTTTCGATAATTGTTACACCAGATTCTCTGGCTTTGGTTGTTTTAGCGGACTCTACGCCACTTTCGTTTATAAGTATTGTAACGTCCTTTGTTAAGCTTGACTTCACAACGTATCCTTTACGTTCTAGGGCTTCTGTTGCTTGCGCTTTAGTTTTGAAACTTTTAAGTTTCCCACTAATACAGACAACACCTATCTGTTCTTTTGGAACAGGGGCTTCAAACTCATAGTTAAAGGGCAGAGAGCCATCGTAGAAAGAATAAAAATCCTTCTTTAGCCACTTTAACAGATTTTCTGTTGCCTTTGGTCCAATTCCTGCCTGTTTACAACTACTCTCATTTATTTCAGTTATATTTCTAATTACTTTGGAGAGTTTGTCACTTGCAGTTCTACCGATCAAAGGTATACTAAAACCTGCTAGTACAGTGTTTAGTGGTGCTGCTTTTGAGTTCTTAATCTCTGCATACAATTTTTCAGCCAATTTCTCAGAAGAAAGCCCTTTAGTGATTTCGTCCTGACTCAAACTATAGATTTGGTCTATGTCTACTAAGCCTAGCTTATTGATAGCACTTGGACCAAGACCCTTAATTTTAAGAGTTTTAGCAAAGTGTTCAACCTTCTTTTGGCTTTTAGCGGAACATAGAGGGCTTCTACAGTATAGTAGATCATTCGACCACTCAAGTAACGAACTACAACTAGGGCAGTTGGTTGGGGCTTGAATAGTTTGCACTAAAGGGTTCTCCTTGAAATTGAGAATATATTATACGAAATTTTAAGATTTATGTCAAGAACTATTTTTTCTGTGGTGCACTTAATCCACACGTCGTAAAATCCGAGGTATGATCTCACCACTACGAATAACCTCAACATTGCAGCCTATTTCCAACTCAAGACTACGAATGTACTCTATGTTATGTAGAGTAGCGCGAGAAACAATAGCTCCATCAATGTCGACTGGATCAAGTATAGCTACAGGACTTACGACCCCGCTTTTGCCTACTTGCCATATGACATCTACTAAAGTAGTGATTTTGCCATCTTTCTCTTCTTTAAGAGCTACGGCTCCGCGAGGATGGTGGGATGTATATCCCATGCCATCAAAGCGATCATAGCTGTTTAGCCTGTATACACTGCCATCAGTAGGGTAATTATCAGAATTGAACGTACTAACTTCAGAAAAACAGAAGTCCCTAAGAAGAAGTAAAGTTTGTTCATATAATCGTCCTCGTTCGTGTACTGTATGGTTTATGTCGTAAGCTACAAATGTAAGATCTCGTTGCTCAAACTCTTCCATACTTTTTAGATTCAATGCACCAGAGGCATAGTTTCTAGCGTTAGGAATAGTTTTTGGAGCAACTACTTCTCCAGTAATTTGGACAGTCTCTAGTAAGGGAATTGTATTCGGGACTAAAGCCCGCATTTTTTCAGTTATGTCCCGTCCAATATTACCATCACCTCGTGTGAGGCTTAGTGCCAATATACCATTCACATATAGAATAGATACTGCGGCACCATCCAGTTTAGGAGTACAAATATACCTTTCAATATCTGAAGGGAGATCTGCTTCTGAAAACACTTTTTGAAGTGAATACATTCTAAACATATGAGGTATGCCGTCTGTAACGGAATACCCTATTTGATTGTATCCAAATCTTTCAGCAAGCGAGTCAAACTCTGCATCCGAAATAACCGGAGTGCCTTCGTAATAGCTCTTACTTACTTTATCTAAAAAATCTTTCATAAAACTCTCACTGGAATATTGTATATTATACAGACAAAACCAGCAAAAGTCAAGAATTATTTATAGATTTCGTCTATATAATCTTTAAAATGTTCTTCTATGATCTCTTTTGATTCTGCTAATGATAGTATTTCTAATAGACCTGAGAATAGCTCTCTGGAGTTATTGAAATCTAACTCCATAGCTACTCCCTCGGGAGAAGGTTTCCATTCTTCCGTAAAGTCTAAGTAATACTTTCTTACATGCAAATACTCAATACCACGAAAGGTATTGATAGTAAGTCGTACCTGTAGTTCTTTATCCTCATTATAGTGAATAACTTTTTCGTATACTGCCGGTGCTTCATGCAACTCCATACTATACCTCGTTTCTGAGAATAGAGGAGAGCGGAACAACACTGGTTACGTTCTCAGGTTTGAGTAGTCGATACGAATCTGTATCCCAACAAAAAAGCAAAAGAGTCTTGTCAGACTCCTTTGCCCGATTCTTTTTGTCTGCTACATAAGGTGTAGTAAAATCTAGGGTACAGACATTGTACTTTAGCTTTCTTGAATTTTCACTTCGATATGTGATTATAGCATCGCCATACTCAGTTACTAATGATGCTAGTTCCTCTTTTTTCACAAAATCTCCTTTTTAGTAGGTTAGCAAAATCTTTTGCTGCACTAACTACTGGGAGAGCGGAATTTAGTTGAGGGCTGCAATCACTCCAGCAAAGTACTGTGCTGCTTTACCAGTCATCTTAGATACTACGTCTTCGTCAACTTCCTGACCTGCATCAGTTAAAGCTGCGATAAGAGACTCTTGTGCTGCTGCTTTTGAAACTCTTGTGCCACCGCCAGATGCTTTTGCACCGGAAGCCGCAGGAGTTTTTTTGATGTAGACTCCAGCTTTGCTAAGAACCATACGAACACCATTAGGTGACTCGTTAAATTCATCAGCAATATCTTTTACGATTTCCATTGAAGTCTCGGGGGTTGGATCAGCGTTCTCGTATGCTTCGATAACTGCTGATTTTTTGTCGTCGTCCCACGCCATTTTTCTGTTCCTTTTTGGTTTGCCTTTATACCCTGGACAAGTGCCCAGGCGTTCGAGTTGTTGTTGGTAAAATCTATCGCCCACTAAAGAATGTTTCAACGAGTGCTAGATAACCAAAGAGTATATTAATACATACCCCTACTACTGCCAGTCCGATCAATAGTTCTGCCATTTGAATGTTCCTTCTATCATTCTATAAAAACATATTATAAGTGAATTTGACATTGAAGTCAAGAACTTTTTTTGTCAAGCAGGTAATAATATTCCATATATTCAGGCCATCGCAGGTATTCGCAAAGAGGGTAAGCCCAGTACAATCCTTGGTCTCTCTTTTCTATTTCCTCTGTTACGTCGCACGAGTTACATGGCTTACTTCTTTCTACATAGAGTATAGCTTTCTCTGTAGTGCACCAGTGACGCCACATTCCTGGTTTTTCTAGGTTGATCGTATCCATTGTATTATGGTCTCCTTCTCTATATCTTCATACGTGTTCGTGGCACAATGAAGCACAACTAATTTACTATTTTCTGGATTTTGTGGAAGATTTACTCCCTGTAGAGTATAAGTATCCTCTATTTGTCTGCCAGAAACTAAACTTTTAAAAGTAATAACTACCCTACCTTCTTGTAGGGCTTTAGTTAAATTTTCTATCATATCTGCTTTTTTAAATCAATTCCTAGTTCTGCTAGGTGACTGAGCTTGCCTAAATCATAGGCCAAAGAGTTAGCGTAGAATCCGCCGATTCCTGCCTGTACGAACGGACTAGTATCTTCCCCGTCTTTTTCAAAAATATAAATCTGATAACATTCAGAGCTATACTTTTTTTGATACAAAGGTTTGTTCTCTTTCTTTACAATTACAGCAGGAGAATGGTACTTTGCAGACCACACTACTTCTCCTGCTTCGAACTCTTCTGCAATACAATTTTCTGGCAGAAATGCGGGCTGTTTCCGCTCTTCTACTGAAGGAGGACGTTGCGGAACTCCAATTCTTTCTAAAATATTCTTTACGAAAGAAGGAGATCTGTATAAATATTTAGCAATTGTACTCACATTCGACCCCGATAAGTAATCTTGTACTGCTTCTTGTATCTCGCTAGGATTTGCGCTTTTTCCACGGTTTTGGCTTTTCCGCTTCTCCACGTACTCCAGTCTGTCTTGATAGTCCGATATTATCGTATCCAGGCGGGTTGTATTGTAGCTTATATTCAACATCTCGCATGCTACTTTCTTGGTTATAGCTTTTTGATCCGTAGAAGTGGGCTGGAGCATGCTTATAACTCGTTGAATATTCTCCGATGACAGATTTTCGTGATCTTTCTTTTTGATTCTTTTTGTTCTCGCCATTTTCTAATTCGATCTCCAACTTAAATAATAAACAACAAATTGCATGTGCTAAATGGGACAGCTCGCTTTCTGTATCTAATTGCTCTCCATCGTTATGAGCAAAAATATGACGCAAAGCACCACTTGTATAACGATTCTGAAGGTTCTCCAGTTTTCTCCAATTATGCTCATCGTACTTCTCTGCTCCAAATGTTAACACTTTTGCTATTTCAAACATTGACTTAGGGGGAAGTAGGTGCATCCTCGGCTTTTCGCCGTCATACTTCTTTCCTTCACTCACTAGACAATTCCTCCACTGCTGCACAAATCTCTGCGAAATGTGTTTTTAATACGTCCCAACAAAGATCTGCTATTTGCATATGTTCTTTTTGAGTGCCGTGACCCCGCCGTAACTCACAATAATGAATCCAGCTTCGTAAAGTTCCTGACATATACAAAGTAGTTTCTGTCAGTCCTTCTGGCAGTAGCGCACGTGCTTGCTCTTTTGCTATACCTATATTAAGCGCCATTTCGTAGTGGTCTTTAGCTACGCGTGCTACTTCTGCCTGCATCTCATTCCATACTTCCTGTGCTTTGGCTTGCTTAGATGCGTCAGGGTCTACTTCACTTAACTGCCTATTTGTAGGATGTTGCTTTCTAGCTTCTCGTTTAGTGCTAAAAGTTTCGCTTACAGCATATCGCTGAGAAAACTCTTGAAATGAAAATGACCTATGACGGATAATCTGACGTGAGATATCTCGTGTTGTAGTTATTTCCATTGTTACTGATACCATCTCAAAAGGAGACCAATGTTGTTCTTTGATAAGATACTGTAATAATCTTTTTGAAGTTTTTGTATTGTTTTGATTTGATGGGTTACTTACCCGTGCTGCATAAGCAATAAGGTCTGCTGCTGTGTGACAATCTGTTGTTGCACTTGGCTTTGTTATTCCAACTAAATTTACTTTTGCTGTCATTTACCTACTAATCCTTTTCTCGTAATCTGCTATGTTCTCATCCCACCAATAAGGTTTACCACGCACCTTCCAGGTGGCCCCTTTACCTATCGCGGCTTTATCTTTCATATAAAACATACGATAGGACTCTATTGCGTTTCCACTTTTCAACTCATCTGGCATTGCCTGCGCAAAAGGTGTTAGACCTGTATCAGGCAAATGCTTCATGTCTGGTAATTTACTTATCACTTGATCGAAGGACTTATGGTTTGCTCCACCTCTATAAATATGCTCCTCATTAAGAGCCATCGCGTAACAGAAGAGCCACTCATAGTTTTGTTGGGACTCTCTAGCCCAGATCGTGCAAGGATGATTGTACATAGTAGGGAGATAAGGAAAGTCTCTAACAGGGTTAGTTTTTGCTTCCTTAAGCACAGCCCATTCTTCTGAAGTAAGTTTTCTTGGTACATATCCTAAGTATTTGTCCACCCAATGGTTAGTGCAAAGCATCTGAGCAGCTTCTAGCTGCATTTTTCCGGAGTGTGCGTCGATATGATACTCTGCACACAGTTCGATATTTTCATCAAGTATAAATATATTCATAGGACATATTATATAAGATTTTAGTATTTATGTCAAGATTTATTTAGAGGTCTGTCCCAAATGTTTAGGTTTACACTTATGCGTGTACCCTCGGAGTACTCTGTTATACTATGAGTTACTCCTGGTGCTAAAAGGATTAGCATTCCTGGCTTTGGTTCTATCTCTAAATTATCTCTTACTATTCGTAGTTTGGCTCCTACTAGATTTTCTACTTTCAAATACAGTATTGCACTGCATAGAGGATAGCTCACCTCTCCAGTCTCGGAATACAATTTTTCGTCTTTATCTTCGTGCTCTTCTGGTAGAAACCAATCAGCATCTTGATGCCATTCTTCTAGCCCTACCGCAGTAGAAATATCAACAAATTGATCACCATTGATGACATCCGATATTTCTGCTAAAATTTTGTTATGATAAAAACTTTCTGACGGAAGAGAGTGCCAACGAGTGGTGAAAGGCTTAAAGCTTTTCTCTCGAAACACTTTTGAAATCTCTTCT